TATCTCTACGTGATGTGGGATAATGATACCGCGGCAACTGGCGCGACTGACACGACCTCGGCGATGTATCTGATCAAGCTGGCCGGACTTGACGGCACGGCTGGCGTCTATGATCCGTCCAATGGATCGTCGGTCGCCGCGTTCCTGATGGGGTCGATCGCTTCCATCAACTATTCGCAGCCCAACGGTCGCATCACCCTCGCCTTCCGCAAGGCACTCGGGTCATTGCTGCCGGGTGTGACCAATCAATCGGTCGGCGACCGCCTCATTGCGAACGGCTACAATTTTTACGGTGCCTATGCGACGGCCAATGACCGTTTCGTATTCTTCTATCCTGGCCAAACATCGGGCGCGTTCGCTTGGATCGATAGCTACGTCAATCAGATCCAGTTGAACGCGGGTCTCCAACTTGCGCTCATGGACTTGCTGACCAATGCCGGCCGCATCCCTTACAATCCGGATGGCTATGGGCTGATCGAGGCAGCGATGGCCGGGGTTGTCGATGATGGCCTGACGTTCGGATCGATCACGCCAAACGTCACCTTGAGCCAGTCGCAGGCGGCGCAGGTCAATTCGCTCGCCGGCCGGCAGATTTCGGACACGCTCGGCACGCGTGGCTGGTATATTTTGGTCAGCGACCCTGGCGCGCAGGTTCGTGCAGCGCGCGGCTCGCCGATCGTGTATCTTTTCTATTGCGATGGGCAGGCGGTGCAGAAAATCACCGTGTCCTCGACCGAGATCGAGTAAGGGGCAACAATGGCAAATAATCGCACCACGACCTCGGCGAATTGCGTTCTGCTCATTACGGTGCAGAACCTTTTCGCGACGCCGCAACGGATCGAGGGCTACGGTCCTGACGACATGATTTCGACCGATCCGCGCGAGAATATCGAGCGCGTCATGGGTGCCGATGGCCGCTTCTCTTTCGGCTGGACGCCGCGCGAGACGATGATGTCGCTGACCATTCAGGCGGATAGCTTGAGCAACGATTTCCTTGAGCGCTTGCAGTCGGCGCAGGAAGCGGCGCGTGAAGTCTATGTGTGCGATGCACTTTATATTCTGCCAGCGATCGGCAAGAAATATCAGTGTAGTCGCGGGGCGCTGATCAGCTACCCGCCCTTCCCCAGCGCACGCCGCACGCTGCAAACCCGTGTCGCACGATTTGAATGGGAGCGGGTCACTCCTGCTCTGACGTAGGAGGCTGAATGCGCAAGAGCGAGATCGTTACCATCCCCAAGGCCAAGCCCGACGAAAACCGGGATCAGGGCAAGATTTTCCTGCTTACCGAAATGTCCGCAGCGCGTGCCGAGAAATGGGCCGCGCGCCTGTTGCTGGCGCTTGCGGCACAGGGCATGGCGTCGCCTGGCGATGCCCAGATGGGCATGCAGGGTTTGGCCAATATCGGCCCGACCGACTTGATGGCGGGTCTCCGCTTCGATGTCGTGGAGCCGCTGATGGATGAGATGATGGATTGTGTTTTCATCGTTCCCGACCCGAGCAAGAAGAATATCGAAACCGATCAACCTCTTTCTCGACCGCTGGTCGAGGACGATATCGAGGAGATCGCAACGCGCGTGCTGTTGCGCGGAAAGGTGCTGGACCTCCATACGGGTTTTTCGGTGAGCGCCTTCCTCTCCCGTCTGGGTCAGGCGGCGAAGGCGCGTATCTCGACTATCCCAACGTCACTCGAGCAATAGGAACGGTCGTCGGCTCGCAGCTGGCGACCTTGCATGAATTGCAGACTGTCTATGGCGTTGAGGGTATGTATGATCTGATCGAGGTTGCGCATATAGATGCGTTGAACCAGCAAAAGGCCAACGCTCCAAATGCCTAACCTGCTCGACAGTCTGTTTTTCCAAGTCGGATGGGATACCCGTGACTTCGATCGCGGGCGCAAGCAGGTCGAGAAGGATTTCAGCCAGACCAAGGATAACGCCCACTCGGCTGCAAACGAGATTGAGGCATCCGGCAAGCGCGCGGCGTCATTCTTCCGCACGCTTCGCAATGAGACAGTTGGACTATTTCTGGCCTTTCAGGGGGCGTCGTCGCTCAAGGGTCTCGTTGTCGATTTGATCAACGGCGCCGCCAGCACTGACCGTCTCGCTAAAAATATGGGCGTCGCCCGTAACGAGTTGTTCGCCTGGCAGAACCTGATCAAGACGGTGGGCGGAAATGCGACCGATGCGACATCGGCTCTGCAGTCGATGGCCGGCGCCATCCAGGGGTGGCGCATAAGCGGCACGACCGGCAATGATCAGGCGTTTGCCGCGCTGGGGGTGACATCGGCGGATTTCACGACACCGGACAACCTCCTCAAGAAAATCGCCGATGCGTCGCAGCGCATGGATCGACCGCAATTCGCGGCTCGCGTTAGTGCGCTCGGCTTTTCGCCGGAAATGATCGAGTTGCTGTCGAAGGGTCGCGGCGAGCTCGAAAAGCAACTTGAGGTTCAAAAGCAACTCGCAACGATCACTGACGAGGATGTCAAATCGGCTAACGAATTTCAGAAAGCGTGGGCCCTCGCCTCGACTACTTTAACGGGATTGGTACGTCCTGCCCTGACCGAGATATTGAAAAGCCTGGTCGGGCTGATTGAGGCAACGCAGCGCTTCGCCAAGGCAAACCCGGTATTTGTGAGCTGGCTTGAGCGCATCGGCATAGTTGCCGGAAATATCCTCAACCCAGTCCGCTTGCTGACGATCGCGATGGCCGCGATGTGGAAGGCGGCTAATGGCGACGTGTCGGGCGCTGTCAGTGATTTGAATAGCGCATTCAATCCATTTTCCAAGGGTGGCGCTCCTAGTGCTGGTGGCGGCGCGCCCACTGGCGGAGAAGGCGGGTCTGGTGCCCCGGCTGGGGCCGGCGGGAGCGTCTCCGGCCTATTTAATGTGCTTGCTGCCAAATATGGCAATGATCGCGCCCGCGGCATATGGGCCGGCATAGGGGCAGAGAGTCGATGGGATCCGAATGCGGTTAATCCTACCTCCGGAGCCTATGGCCTGGGCCAATGGCTCGGTGCACGCAAAAAGGGGCTATTCGCTAAATATGGCAAGGCGCCCTCGGCTGCGCAGCAACTTGAATATCTCATGTCCGAAATCGATGGCGGGGATTCGGGTGGTTCGTCCGTCAGGGGAAGCAATTCGGCATCGTCCGCGCTTTACAATTATGTCGTAAAGTTCATGCGTCCGGGTGATGGCGCAGCAGGTGACTTGCGTCGAGGTTCCGCCATTCTCGGCACGCCGCGCACTTATGCGCCATCTGGCGGCGGTGGCGGTGGAAACTCCACTACGATCGGAACAATCGTCATCAATACAGCTGCAACAAATGCCGATGGCATTGCCAAGGACTTGCCGACAAAGTTGCGCGAGCGCGGGCTGGTCGTGCAGGCCAACAGTTCGGTGTCGCAGTAATGGCCGATGCAGTCCATCCCGACGTGCCGCGTACCGATGGCGTGCCGCCCCTCGCCTCTTATGGTGACGATACGGCGCAACCGCTGGTCACGCAGGACAGCCAAGAGGTTGCCGCCGTCACTGCGCGCCAGTGGGGGATTTACAACACGCATGGCGACTTGATCGTCGATCCGGATAACATCGCTGCGCTTGAATATGGGGCCGAGTGGCGCATCGCCGACTACCCGATGGAGGAAGGCGAGTTCGGTTCGTATAACAAGGTTGCCATGCCCTATTCGGTTCGGGTCACGATGAGCAAGGGCGGCACCCTATCCGACCGCCAGGCATTCGAGCATTCGGTGCAAGGGATTGCTCCGAACCTCACGCTCTATAACGTCCTGACGCCCGAGGCGACGTATGTCGGCGTCAATATCGAGCGACTGTCCCTCTATCGAGGATCTGACCGCGGCTCGGGGATGCTGACCTATGAAATCGGCTTGCGGGAAATCCGAGAGGCTGGAGAAGTTCAATTCGATGACGATGATACGGGAAACGAGGTAAACGGTTCGGACGCCGGCAAATCTGCCGACCAGCCATCGACCGATCCGCAGCCGACCAAGCCAACGGTAAAAACCCCGAAAAGCCCCACTGCGGTCCGTAAGAAAAGCCTTGGCGCTGTACAACCCAAAGGCCCAAGCAATGCGGAAATTGCTCGCGTCAAAGCGCTTGGGTTTAAAGAGCAAAAAGACGGAAGTTACGTCTTAACTTATTAGGGGCGCGCAGTGACTACTCAACAGAGACTTGATGATGGCGGCGGTGGCGGCGATATCGGTGGAGGAGGGAGCCCTCCGCCACCGCCGAATATTCCACCTCCGAACGTTCCGGCACCCCCCCCTCCGCCAGTACCCACGCCCACAGCCCCTCCAGTTGTCGGATCGGCGGTGTCAACCGGTTCTGCGGTCAACATTCAAAGCATTCCTATGAATGCGCTGCCATCGCAGAGATTGAACGCGCAACTCGGCAATCAGCCTTGCACGATCGATATCTATCAGAAGCTGACCGGATTGTATCTTGATCTCAAGGTAAACGATGCGGCAATTGTTACCGGGGCATTGTGCCTAGAAGGAAATTTCCTCGTGCGCGATGCATACTTGGGATTTGTCGGCGACCTGATGATGGTCGATACGCAGGGCACTCAAGATCCAGACTATACCGGACTTGGCGGACGATTTTCGCTGCTTTGGGTCGCGCCAGAATGACGTTTAAGAAGCGCCTCATGGAAGTGCGGTTTGAGCTCGGGACGGGAGATTTCGGAGACGGCAAGAGCAATGCAGTTACGTTCAAATCACCGATCCGGATGCGCGCAGACATAACCTATGCCGGCGATACGTCGATGGGCAATCTGGCCTTGCGGGTTTATGGCATACCACTCGACATCATGGCCAAGCTGACAGTCCTGAATAAGCAGGGCTTGGGCTATGTCCGCAAGAATATCGTGACGGTCTCTGCCGGGGACGATGAGAATGGGCTGTCTGCGTGTTTCTCCGGAGCAATCATGGAGGCATGGGCCGATTTGCGATCATCGCCCGATAGCATGCTGGTGCTTTCCGCCTTCACTGGCCCTGACCAGACGTTCATGCCGATCAAGCCGACCAGTTACCGCGGAACCGTTGATGTCGCGACCGTGCTCGCAGGCCTCGCGGCGCAGTGCAATCCGCGCCTCACGCTGGAGAATAGCGGCGTCAACGTGCAGATTTCCAACCCCTACCTAGCAGGAAATCTGTTCGACCAAATCAAAACGATCGCGACGCAGGCAAATATCAACTGTGTCATCAATCCCGATGGCGCCGGGAGCGTGCTGGCCATCTGGCCGAAAGGTAAAGAGCGCAATGGTCAAATCGCGACCATATCGAAGGACACCGGCCTAGTTGGTTATCCCGCCTTCAGTCAGAACGGCATCCAGCTTTCGACGCTCTATAATCCATCCCTCACATTCGGCCGGCGTGTGAATATCCAAAGCGTCCTACCCCAAGCCAGTGGCGTATGGCGCATCGATCACGTATCGCATAACCTCGAAAGCGAGACACCGAACGGCGCATGGTTCACGTCGATCGAGTGCGGCTTGCTCGGCGCGCCGGTGGGGATACGATGAGCGACCAAGCATATCCCGGCTTTGCTTCGACGGTTAATGGCAACGACGAATTTAACCGGATGAAATTCGTATTCGATCGCCTGTCCAATAGCATGGCGACGGCAATCCCGGTCAAGGTGCTCGCGGTCAACGGGAGCAAGGTCGACATCCAGCCGGCCGTCAATCAGCTCGACGCTGCCGGAAAATCGCTCGCTCACGGCTCGATCAACGATGTTCCCGTCTGGCGTCCGCGCAATGGCGTGAGCGCGATCATCATAGACCCGCAAGTCGGCGACATCGGGCTGGCGATTTTCTGTCACTCCGACATATCGAGCGTCAAGGAAAACAAGGACGTTGCCAATCCTGGCTCGCGCCGCAAGTTCGACTATTCGGACGGCGTTTATCTAGGGGGATTGTTCGGCGATGATCCGCAGCAATATATCAAGCTGTCTGGCGAAGGCATTGAGCTCGTCGCCCCCACCGTCTCGACCAGCGGCAATCTATCGGTCGGGACCGGCGCGACAGGATCATTCACCGATGCGGGCGGGCAGGTTATAACAGTGGTCGATGGAATCGTGACGAGGATAGCATGACGATCAACACGGCATATTTCACGCAAATCGCTGACCAGGCTGCGCTATGTCGGACGTGTCCAGAACTTCAGGCGCTTGCCGATAGGGCGTTGCCTCAGCTGCAGGATTTGCTTGACGCCATAGCCGCGCAAGAGGCTGTGTTGGCCGGGGCTCAGGAATTGCTCACGCTCAACCCGGCGAATATCACTCAGGTCATATCGTTTATCGGCAAGCTGCAATCGGAATTTCTGACGCCGATGCTGGCGGCTTATTCAAAGGTCGTGGCGCAGGCGACCGAAACCGCGACCGCTGTCACGTCGACTATAGCTGCGATCGAAAACGCAGCCGCCGCAATTCCGAATTGCACAATCGCCACGTAAAAGGGCGCCGAGTTTCCCCGACGCCCCTGCTACGACCCTTGGGAGGGTTACGCGGTAGGCTCTTCCGGAGTTGCCGGGGTATTGGCGGTCACGGCGGCGGACAGATCCGAAGCCTGGGCGTCGAGCTGATCGGCCAACGCGTTCAGAGCCGCGGGATCGGCCGAGAGATCGCGGATCTGCTGCGACAGGCCGTTGATGAGGGTGATTGCCGACTGGTCGACAGTGGTCAGTGCCGAAACGCTGGCGGTGAGGCGGGCAACTGCTTCTTCCATTTTCTTCAATCTCCGGTTCGTATGCAATTGGAGGGCGATCGAAACGAGTGCCGCGATCAGGATAGCGGTTAGCATGGCGACATTCCTTTCTCTGGCTAGATAGTCCCTTTGTGTGACCGATGGAAGGCGGCTTGGCGCGTTGGCGATACGCTTGGACCGTGTTAGGTAGCGATCATGGCCACGACGCTCCTGCTCGATCGAACCGCATGGGACTTGGTAACGGATGCACGCGGCAATATCGCGATGGCGTCCGAACCTTATTCCCAGACGCAGGACGCGGCCAGTGCGGTTCGCGTGTTTCAAGGCGAAGCATACTACGATGGAACGCTCGGCCTGCCCTATTTCGATCAAATCCTTGGCCGCGTCCAGCCCGTGCAAATCTTCAAGCAAGGCGCTATTGAGGCGGCATTGACCGTGCCTGGCGTGACATCTGCCGAGGTTTTCCTGACGTCGTTCAATCATCGGACGCTCGCCGGGCAATTGCAGATCAAGACGGCTAACGGCGTATTGGGGGTTGCATTGTGACAACGAACATTCCGTCGCCGACTTATGCACTGGATGGACTGTCGGTCCCGAGCGAGGCGGCAATCCTATCGGGCGTGTTTGCCGATATACAGGCGGCGTTCGGCGGATCGCTCAACCCCTCCGTTGCCACTCCGCAGGGCCAGCTTTCGACCAGCCTCTCTTCGATCATCGCGGCGTGTAATGACCTGTTGCTCTTTTACACGGCGCAGGTTGATCCGGCCTTTGCGTCGGGACGGTTTCAGGATGCCATTGCGCGCATCTACTTCCTCTCGCGCCTCGGGTCGCTTCCCACTGCTGTTGCGTGCGTTTGCACAGGCGCTGTCGGCACAATCATCCCGCAAGGTTCGCTAGTCGCCTCGACCGATGGCACGGTCTATCAGAGCGAGGATGCGGCAACTATCGGCAGCGGTGGAACGGTCACGGTTCAATTCTCTTCGATCAACGACGGTCCGAAACCTTGCCCAGTTGGAAGCATCACGTTCATCCAGACATCCATTCCCGGATGGGATGCTGTTACCAATCCCGCTGATGGTACGCCGGGGCGCTCGACCGAAACCCGCGCCGAGCTCGAGCAGCGTCGCCAGCAATCGGTTGCGCTCAATTCGATCAGCATCGTCCAGTCGATCCGGGGGACCGTTCTGAACGTCGATGACGTGATCGATGCCTATGTGACCGAAAACCCCGGCGCGTCCGCTGCAACGATCGGTGGTGTATCCATCTCAGCGCATAGCATTTACGTTGCGGCTGTCGGCGGTTCGGATGCCGATGTCGCGCGTGCCATCTGGACCAAAAAACCCCCAGGCTGCAACTATGTCGGCAACACGACAATCGCGATTGAGGATACGGGTTCGGGATACCAATCCCCCTACCCGACCTATGACGTGACGTTTGAACGCCCAACGGCCCTGCCGATATTCTTCGATGTAGAGTTGGCCGATGGCAGCGATGTGCCGGCCGATGCCGCAACGCAAGTCCGCAACGCAATTGTTGCCGCGTTCAACGGACAGGATGGGGGCGCGCGAGCGGGTATTGGAGCGACGATCTACGCCAGTCGCTACAACGCTCCAGTGGCAAATTCCGGGTCGTGGGTCCGCATCAAGTCGCTCAAGATTGGCACCACGACGCCAGGCGCGCTTGATTTGCTGCCCGTCAATATCGATCAAAACCCGACGCTTGATCCCGCTCATATCACGGTCAACGTGACGTGAGCCAGAAGTTCGCCGTAGCCGAGGCGCCGATTGCCGATGCAGGGCCTGACAGCCCCTTCCCGCGCGTGTTTTTCGCGTGGTTTCAAACGGTTCTTAGCCAGTACGCCAATAGCCCGATCATCCTCGCTCTGATCGAATCGTGGAGCGAGGCCATTGACCCGCTCGCACGCTTCGATGAGTTTTTCGATATCGTTTGGAATATCGATACCGCTCAAGGGTTCGGGCTGGATATTTGGGGCCGCATCGTCGGCGTGACGCGCGTGCTGCACGTTCCGGTGCCGGGGGACAATCTGGGCTTTCAGCAACAAGATGGGGCGGATACGTTCGATCACGGTGTCTGGTATGGCAAGGGGACACTGACCCAAAACTACTCGCTGACCGACAGTGCCTATCGCCGCCTCATTCTCGCTAAGGCAGCGCTCAATATCACGAACGGATCCGCCCCCTCGATTAACGCGATCATGATGGCGCTCTTTCCCGATTACGGGAATAGCTATGTCCGCGACGATGGAAATATGACATTGACCTATGTATTCGGCGAGCCGATCTCGGCCGTTGACCGTTCGATTGTCACGCAGTCCGGCGTGCTGCCCAAGCCGGCTGGCGTGTCCTATTCGGTGGAGACGCCCTGACATGCAACTGAGTGACCTTCCCCGCCGCCTGATCAAGCCGTTCGGCGTTAGTGCTGGGGCTTCGTATATCCGCACGGTTCCCTTCCCGTCGCAAATCGGCACGGACGATGGGGCCGCGAGCTATACTGACGGCTTTCCGCCTGACACGTTCGATGACATTTCGGCTGGCGGCATTCCCCCCGATGGCCGGGACGTGAATGGCGTGCTGTTCGACCTGTCGAGCTGGGCGCGCTGGCAAGCGGCTGGCGGTCAGGCGCTCTACAGCGCGGACTTCGTGACGAATACGGGCGGCTATCCGAAATACTCGCTTCTCGCCAGCACGACGCCAGGCATATTCTGGCAATCGACGGTCGACAATAACACGACCGATCCGGATGGCCCGACGCCGACGAATTGGCTACGCGTTGCGTCCCCTCCTTCGGGTGCTACAAGCTGGACGCGACTACCCGATGGCAAGATCATGCAGTGGGGATATGCAGCCACGACATCGACGGGTGAGCCTGTCATTCCGGTGACGCTGGTCGTTCCGCTTACGAACGCAGCTTACAACGTCAACCTGACACCCTCGATCGACAGCGCGAGCGGATTGATGGATACATGGGTGCAGATTATCCGCGGAACGAAAACTGGAACCGGCTTCTCGGTCCAATACCAGCGGCCCGGTGGATCGACGCAACCGGGACTGAACGGCTTCGAATGGACTGTCGTCGGGGGTATTCCGGCTTAGGTTTTTCCGTTATGAGGCGTCAAAGGGAGCAACTTCATGGCCGATGTCAATCCCGATACTCCTGACGTTCCGCAGGTTATCGATCCGAACCCGATCAACGGACAGATTGCCACAGCACTCCGCGATGTCGGCATCGTCGTCGGCTTTTTGACCGCTATTATCGGATTCCTAGGCAAGCATGACCTTGCCGGCCTCATCGCCTACATCCGTAGCAGTGACGCGCTGCCTGCGCTCGGCGTGCTGATGACGGCGGCCATTTTCGTCTACCGCCAGTGGCTTTCGCGCCGAGAAACCAAGGTCAAGGTATTGGCCGCGACCAGTGAACCCAATACCGCCGTTGTCGTGAAAGGCTCGGAAAATGCGTAACGCCATCCTCTGTCTCGCCGCTCTATCCATGTCGGCATGTGCCACGCTCCCTGCAACTAGCGTTACGTCAACGGTTGTTTTGACGACGGACAAGGGAATTGTCGTCGCGCAGGCCAGTTTCAAGTCGTTCCAGCAAGCGACGCTCGCGGCCATTCAGTCGGGCGCGCTCACCGGATCGGCCAAGGCCAAGGCGATCGATCTGGTCAATCAGGGCCAGGTCATCGAAAACCGTATCTACTCGACGCGTAATGCGACGGACGTGAACTTGCTGCTCGACATCGTCACCCAGCTTTCCGCGCTCGGCATCAAGGGAATTTGACATGGCCAAAGCCGATATCCTGAATGATCTTCGCAATCTCCTGACCACGGCCTCGAGTTATATCTCAATGGGGGCGTCTCTTATGGCTGAAATCGAAGAGACCTATGCGACGGTCAAGAATGTGCTGTCCAAGGACGACGATGCTGCGGTTCGCGCCGTCATGGATCAGTTGCATGCCGACACGAACAACCTCACTGCGCAAATCAACGCGCTTCGGGATAGCTGATAATGTCTTTGGTATCCGCCGTTCTTCCGGTCACTCAAAATCCAAACGATGGAACTTCGGTTCAGGCAACGCCCGTCTGCAATCCGGACGGAACATCCATCAGTGGCGGTGGCGGTGGCGGGGGTGCCGTAACTATCGCCGATGGATCCGATGTTGCAGAGGGTGCCAAGGCGGACAGCGCGGCGACAAGCGCTACCGGTTCATGGTCGATCATTTCTCTGCTGAAGGGCATTTACAATTTGCTTGCCAGAACCGGCAATGCAACTGCCGGCACCAACCTATCAGGCACCGTCACCACCACGAGCGGCGGCTTCAATCTGGCCGCATCTGCAACCCGCAAGCCCGGTGACGTGCAGGGCCAGAATATCGGCGCGAACAACATCGGATTCAACGAGTTCGGTGGGACCGCTGCTATCGGCACTGCCGGGACCTACACTGTCGTGCCTGGAGCCACATTCTCGATCACGACCAATCAACTCGTCAATTTCATCGCCGCGACTGGAAATACCGCCGTCACGATTACGGGGGTCTAAGTGGTCGGCGCAGTCGGATACCGGCCCTATGTGCGTGGCAAGCGCCCTGCGCCGGTATCCGCGTCTGGTGCGGGGACGCCAACGCCAACTCCATCATTCCCCGCCCTATCAACTGCCAAATACGACGGCGACAGTCGCACCGATAACACCGGAGCCTATGTCAATACCGGGGGCCAGTTGGTGATATCGGAGGGAATGGGCGCCAACTCGTCGCTGGGCTTCACTCAGGCGGTGATCGGCAACAAGTGGCTGCTCGGTCAGGGCTTCCAACATGCGATCGGCGCGTCCTCGACCGAGGCGCAGATGTATCGCGCGCAATCGCTCTCGATCGCCACGACCGGTAACCCGGCCAATGCGCTCACCGGTATCGCCAGCGACGCCATATATTCGCGTGACAGCGATGGCGTGACCAGCGTGCTTACCCAGCCGGGCAATCACGTCGTCTCAGCCAGCATGTCGGTCAATGATCGCGGTGGGTCGTCGGCGACGTTCTATGACACCGCGCAAGTCGCGCCCCACCCCAACGCCATGTCGGTTCACACGCTGGAGAATATCGGCACCTATGCCGACAATCTGGGGGCGGTCGGCAAGGCGCTGATCATCGGCAACGAGTTTCCGCGCGGACGCATCGGCTACCAGATGGAAAGCCACGCGGTCTCAGGCGGGACATGCACAGCCTCCCATGTTAGCGGCTTTATCGACGGCGAGATCTATGGTGCGCCGGGTGTGATCGCCCAAGGCGCGGTCGGCCTTCCCAAGCGGCTCACGAAGGTGACGAGTGCGCCTATTCAGGATCAATATACCGTCTCGGCGGGCGGGGTGTACACCTTTGGCGGAGTCGCACCAACGACGGCATGGCTGACCTATACCGCTCAAGGCGGTGTGACCACGGCTGCGCAGCTTCGCATCGTCAACGGGTTCTATAATTCGTCGTCAGCAAGTTACGTCGATCCGGTCAACGGCACCGATTACAAGATGCCCGGCCTCAAGACGCGCACCAACGTCATCATCGCGGACACGTGGAACGCGCTGGTCGATCCGGCCTCGGGCGCGACTCAGCTTGCTCTGCCTGGCACGATGGACACGCTGGAACTGCACCACAACCAACTTGGGGCATTGAAGGCAGCCAAGGCGTTCAAGACGGCGTTCGATGCCGCCTATCCGTCCGCTGCATCGATGGAGACGCGACCGACCCGCAACAACTGGTGGGCGGCGCGCGGGACAGGCGCCGGCACGACGTTCACCGGCACGCTCCCGCCGACGATGCGTACGGGCTTCACCGTCACCGCTGCACCGACGCTGATTAGCATCAACGGCGTCCCGATCGGCAAGGTGGACACGGGCACCGGCGCTATCACCGGTACAGGCATCACGGCCGGGACGCTGAACTTCGCAACCGGCGTCTGGGCGATCACCTTCGATCTGGCCACACGGATGCCGGCCAACGCTCAGCTTTGGTTCGAGCAGGACATTGGCAATTACGATCTGACCGCGATGGCCGAGGGCACGATCGGCCGCAACGTGCTGATGAACGGGCTCCTCGATCTGACCGCTGCCGTGGGCACCAATCTGGCCACCACTACGGGTGCTTCCACCATCTCAACCATCACCGCAGCACAGGTTCCCTACGGCTGGTCGCTTGCTGGCGCGGCGCTGCAGACCGCGATCACCAACGGCACCGCAACCGCAACGGCATCGTCTGGCACGAGCGGCGACGGCTATCCCTATTGGGCGGTCGATATCGAGGGTTCGCACACTGCGGCGTGGAGTCTGGTGCTGACCAACCTCGCGAATAGCCCGGGCGGCAGGCTGACAGCCGGCGACAAGTTCATGGGCGGTGCTCGGATTGCCTACGCCAACCACTCGACCAACGGCGCCCTCTATGGAACCAGCGGGATCGAGAACAAGGTATCGATCGGAACCGCATCGGTGTCGCGGCCCTCCTCTTCCGGACCGCAGAATGTCACGATCATCGCGGTCCGCAATGTGGCGGGAACGCTGGGAGCCACCGCCAACCTGTTCAACGACAGCTCGCTTATCGCTGAATGGGGCGGCGCACTCGATCTCTACAAGGTCACGCCGCTTGCTGACACCACAGGCTGCACGTTTGGCACGACGCAGCATAACCTGACGATTGGTGGCGCGGCGAATATTCCAGCGGCTGGCCGATTTGTGGTGGGGCAGCTTCAGTTCCGTCGCCGCAATGACGTGGCGATATGACCTTCGATGATATCCAGTTTTAACAGGAGAACGAACATGACATTCGATGACGGGGACCAAAGCCACCCGGCCCCTACGCCGACACCTAGCCCAAGTCCAACGCCGCCAAAGCCTCGTGAGCCAATCACGAGCGGCTGATGCAGCATCCGGAATACCTATATTGGGCGGCTGTGATATTGATCGCCGGACCATCGCTGCTCGTTAATCGAGTGGCGGCGGTTATCGTGTCGCAACGCATCGTTACGCAGTACCTTTGGTATCGCGGATGGCCGGAGCCGCCGACGCAGGGAATTGTATTCGCCGCCGCCCTCATCGTGGCGCTCGCCGTGTCGGGCCACAATTCCGGACGCCTAGTGACCGCGCTGTTTTTCCTGCCGATGTCCGTGGCGGCCTTGTGCCAATTCATCGATCCCATCTTTGGCTGGTGGGCCGTTTTCTGGCTTGCTGTACTTCAGGTTCTGGCGCTCCCATTCGGCAACGACTGGGCAGCGGTGCGAGCGCGCTGGCCGCGAAAAACATCCATTATAGACCAAGTTTTACGGTTCGCTCCGTGTTGATCGTGCGATTTCGCCAGACCTTCCGCGAACGCGCGTCCGAGTGGGTATTGTCGATTATCCTCGCCTTTTGGGGCTTTACTGTCGTGCAGGCTCCGGGCCTGTTCGAGAGGCCGTTCTATGCCGCTCTGGCGCACGCTGGCCCACAATGGATATGGGGCTGGTCGGCTTTCTTTGTCGGGCTCCTGCGGCTATTAGTGTTGTTTATCAATGGAGCATGGCGGCGAACGCCAATGTTCCGGCAATGCGGTGCGGCCGGGGGGATGCTCGTGTGGATTATGCTTATGATGGGCTCTTTGTCGATCGAATGGCGCTCCCCAGCTATCGCGACGTATCTTGGTCTATTCATGCTCGACGCCCTAAACCTAAGCTTTGCGTCTCGCGATGCCGTAACGTCGCGTGAGAGCATAGCGCATGGCCACCCCTGACCAGTCGGTATTAGTCGAACAGTTGATGGGTCTCGGCGCTTTTGTCGGCGCCGGGGTTGCTGCGATATGGGCTGGTCGCAAGGCCAAACCGGAAACTACTTCGGCGCAGGCGACAGTCCTGGCCGGCGCGATTACCGATAGCAAGCAAGTCGCTAATATTATCGAAGCGCTTGACGCTGTGAAGCTGGAGATGAGAGACGGCCGAGAGCAGCGTCATCGCGACGCAAATTCAATGCTTGAGACCATATTGGCAGTTGAGCGCGCCCTGAAAGATAATACCGCCGCGATGCGATCTATGGGCGCCGCAGACATGCTCGCCCTATTTGGAAAGATGAAATAAACTAACCGAGTGCGCCCCATGTCTTGGGGCCAACCTTTCCGTCATCGGCGAGACCATGCGCAGACTGGAACGCCTTGACTGCGGCCTCGGTCGCTGGACCAAAATCGCCATCGCTTTTGATGCCAAGTTTGCTCTGCAATGCAATCACCGATCCCCCGGTGTCGCCGCGCTGCAACATTGCCCTACTTGGGTCGGAACTCGCGACTGCATTGATGCCAGACGATCCGGCCATGATCAGGGTTACGCGCTCGCGGAAGTCCGCCATATCGAATGACGGATCAATCTTGCGCCCCTTGGGAAGCGCATATTCCTTGTGACCTGCTGCCATGATAGGCGTCGCCCCGATATGTTTCAGGATTGCCGCCACGCCTCGCGCATAGGCATCCATTTGCACCTCAGGCCAAGGATCTTTACCGGTCCCGGCATTCTCCGCCTCAATGCCGATGAAATTGCTGTTACCAGTTGTATATCCCTGCCACGATCCGGCGCCGGCATGATTGCATCGGCCGGCTGCGACGACGTAGAAAGTGCCGGATCGCGCCAGGACAAGATGCGAGAGTGGTCCCGGCAAATCAGAACGGCCATCTTCGACCAGAGGAAGGCTTGGCGCATCGCCAGTTAGAGGGCCAGCCGTGTGATGCAGAATAACGCCCTTGACGTCGCCCATTTCGGCGCGACCGCGAGTTTTCCAGCCGGGGCGCTCGATAACGCTAAGTCCTGCGTTGCGCAGCGTATCGGCGAGCCATGTTGCGTTTGTCATCCGGTCCATCCCAATGATCGAGCGTAGTCGATTACGTCATCTTTCGACGCCATTACGCGTTTCCCGACCTGAAAACCAGAATGCATCGGGCCGTATATCGCCCGGTTGAATACCGGGTAATTCCGCCGGCCGAGATAGAGACGCGCTTGCTCGAATGGATCCGTCGCGCGCCGCTCCGCATCGTCGTGCTCCGCCATGATGAGCTGGGCTTGCTTGATGCGGACGTTCTTTGCTGCCTTGGACGATGCGCGCTTTATTTTACCGCGCGCGCCCATCGCGATTTTGACGGCGACGGGGTCATAGGACATGCCCTTGGGCCAAGGCACCTTGTCTCCGACCTTCATGCCAGCCGCCACACTTTTGCGTTGCGACCGGATGCATTTTTACGGCGGTCGCCAGAGTCCACAATCTTGCCGGCCGCGACCAACTCGGTCATTCTCGGGCGGATAGATAGAATGGATTCGTTGATCATGCTCGCCACCTGATCGGCTGATCGCGGTCCCGCCTCAAGTGCCTTGAGGCACTTCGATTGTAGATATGCAGCGGTTGGTTTCATGCTTTCTGCCGCGGCCTTGCTAGTGTCGCCATCTTTGTATCCTGGCGAGCTCGGATACGATGGTTCATACGAAAACAAGTCGCTCATTTTGCTTCCTCCTCAACACCAGTAGGGGATAGGGATTCCAGGGCGGCCTCGAGGCCGCAAGAGCAATAGCCGTAACCGCCGATGATGGCGCATAGCCCATCGTGACGAACGAACTTGCGGAGTCCGTCAATCGCGTCGGCCGCTTCATTCATCGTGGCGCCGTTGACAATGCCGACGACAGAACCGATCTCCGAGCCATCGCCCCACACCGGGCCGCGCCTAAGCCGCGAAATCAGATCTAACTTCCCCACAGTCTATTCCCCCTTCGTGACGGACAGGGTGGCATCAATCAGCCCCTCGATTTGCGAAAGTGCGGCGTGCAGTTCGACGGTCGGATCGGCGATGACGATCTTTTCATCGGGCTCTAGGTCGCCGCATTCTTCAGCTTCATCGGACACCGACACAGCGATGGCGTGCGCGCGCTCCAGCCGGTCATGCCATCGCTGGAGTTTCACAAGCGTCGCGCGCTTCGTCACTTCCCCGCCTCCCGATCCGGTAGCGACACACCGCCACGAGAAAGGGCGGAGTCAGCGTGTGCGAACACAGCCAGCACCGCAGCCTCGGCTTGCCATTGCGGCATGCCCTTATCGCTTCGGAAGTCGCAGTATCGTCCGGGATCAGCTATTGCCTTAGCGACATGATCGATCAGCGGTTGCAGGTCTCCGTCTTCCTCTTCCCCGCCACGCCCTTCGGATGGGGTCGCTTTGGGGGTGTAGGCGGGTAGAGCGCGGATGGCGGCGCGGAGATCGGAAACCATCACATAGGTGAGTTGATCGGTGCCGCCCAATTTCTCGGCCAGCTCGCATTGACTTTCGAGCCGTGACACGAATCCTTCCCTGCTCGCTTTGGTCATATAGGCCACAATGTCGTGCGGGTCGCCAACTGGGCCATGCCACCAGCGGAAAGGATTCTTGGGATCAATCAGCCCAAGATAGCCGCGAAATTTAACAGGCCCGCCATCCCAATCCTCGGGCGCGCTATCGCCTCCCGACCACGGCGCCATCCCCGCTGGTATCGCCCCTTCGGATGGGGAAAGGGCGGTTAGAGATGCCCCCACTTGGCGTACCAAATGCACTCCAAATCCTTCTCCCGCTCCTCCTTCGTCGGCTTGCTCGATGCGTGACTTGATCGAAGCGGATAGTTCGCGGGCAGATGATAAGTCATTAGGCATTGCTCCGGTTTCGAGATAGCTAATCAGCGCGTCGCAGTTCTCGATAGCCATGCGCCGGTCTTCATGGTGAAGGTTGAGGCGCAACAGCCCAACCATCTTCGCAACCTTCGACCCCGCTTCCGGTACGGCGGAGGGTAGGGAAGAGAGGGCGGCTGCTTGGGCATCGAGCAAGCGCGAGCATATCGCCTTCGCTTCGGCCATCGACATGAACGGCTCGCCGGGTATCGGTGACTCATCCTCGCGACGAATCGCGACGCCGTGGCCACTGAAGGCTTCATCGATGTGTGCGTCATCCATGATCTAGGCTCCTGTCGCGCAGGCCGATGAGGTGAGCGACAGGATCAACCCAAAGGCCGTCACGGTCGTAATACTCAGGCTCGTGGCGATCGTTGTCGTCGCAGCGATCGCATTGCAGTCGCGCTTTGACGGCGTTGGGCGGGTCGTTGAACTCGCGGTCAACGAGCAGCGTTC